TTAGATTTCCATAAACCTGTCTTTTCACCAGCTTTAAGTATCCAACCAACAACATCTGTGAAACCACCAACAAGAGCACCAACCAAATTCCAAATTGTACGCAATAAACCTAAGAAACTGTTTAGTGTACTATCACCGTCTTTCAAGCTCGCTAAGAAACCTTTACCAAAACCTTCAAGCGACTTAACAACAGAGCGAATACTTTCAACAATAGAGGTTGTAAAACCAGTTTGCTCATTAAACGTATTGACGAATAACTGATAAGCAACTATACCTTCATTAAAAGCACCTGAGACTGTTTGCCCCATTTTTTCTGCTTCATATTGGAGTTGAATGTATTGGTCAAGTAGTGCTGCACTAACTAGACTTGAAGTAAGCTTACCAGCAGCCGACATCTCTTTTAACTTCTGAGCTGCAATACCTGCACCATCAGCAATAGCTTGTAATAAACGTGGAGATGCTTCTGCTAACGATCTAAACTCGTCACCAGCTAATTTTCCACTTGCCATTGCCTGACCAAACTGAGTCGTAGCAGATGCAGCTTCCATAGTGTTTGCACCACCAACTAACATAGCTTTACCAAAAGCGTCCACAATAGCTGTAGTCTCTGCTACACCACCTTTAATTCGTTGAATAGGTGGTAGCAGTTGGGTAAATAGTTTACCTGTGTCAGCAAGGGATACGCGGTTCTCCTTAGCTATCTCTCCCATTCTCTCTAGCACTTGATTTACTTTAATGTTAGCAGGAAGATAGATATTAAGACGTTGTGTTAAGTTACTCATTTCGTCTGCTGTAGCTACAACACTAATAGCAAGATCAGTTAACGCAGTAATTGTTGCATAAATAGCTGTAGACAATAAAGCGTATGCAGCAATACCTTTAATCGAACCAAGTAGAGTGCCATTACTCTTGGTAGCCGTTAACGCAACAGGTGTAAGATTCCGCATAGAATTACGAGTTGAATCAATAGCAGACTTGTAGTTGTTTAATGTAGTTACATCAGCACCACTAACTTCTAAACGAGCTAGACGAGTAGAATCTGTTTTACCATAACCTTGAGATACATACTTAGCCTTAGCTTGTTCAAGAGTAATAGCTTTTTGATTAGATTCGTTTAAAGCATTTTGAGAAGCAATTTGTTTGTCAACAGCTTTTTGTTGTGCTTTAGCTATAACCTCTTGCTGTTTAATGTAATTGTTTTGAACACGTAATAAAGATTGCTGTCTAGCTTTCTCTGCATCATCAATAGCTTTTTGTTGTAAAGCTTTTTCTTTAGCAGCAGCTTTCTTAGCTTCTTCTTGCGTTTTTAAATAGTAGTTTTGTTCCGAAAGAAGTCTCTTTTGACGTAAAGCCTCTTGTTCAACTTCTATCTTCTTTAAGCTTTCTTGTTCTTTTGCTGAAGCTTTTTTAGCTTCTTCTTGTACACGTAGATAATAATTTTGTTCTGATAAGAGTTTCTTTTGACGTAAAGCCTCAGCACTAGCTTCAGATTTTTGTAAGCTCTCAAGCTCTTTATTTGCTGTTTTACGTGCTTGCTCTTGAACCTTTTGATAATAGTTTTGTTCTGCTAAAAGACGCTTCTGTCTTGCAACTTCTTCACTAGCTGAAGCCTTTGCTTGCTCTTTAGCTAAACCTTCAACTTGTTTCTTTTGTTGAGTGATAGCTTTATTACTTTCAAGTAAATCAAGATACTTGTTAAACGATTGAGCTTCTTTACTGACCAACCAAAAGGATGATGCTAGATTGGCAGTGTTTTTATCCATATAAGGAAGAAGTTGGTTAATCGTCTGTTGCTTTTGGATCATCTTATCCGAAGCACTTGTTGACACCTTTTCAGTTTTCTTAACACTATCCTGAACTTTCTTTTGACTGCTCTCAAACTCAGAAGAAGCCTTCTTACCTTTTGTACCAATGTTATCAACTTTACCAAGAAGTTTATCAACTTCTGTATTAGCATCTTTTAAACCATTAGCGTTAATCTGAAAACCAATTTTAACTAAATCCATTACTATTCCTCGTGTTTAGTTTTTGCTTCTCATTGCTCTTACTTAGTCTTAGAAGCTTTTTCTTGTTCTTTATTTTGGTGTTCTAACCATACCCTATCCCATACCCTAATCAACTCTAGTTCATAAGGTTCAGGTAATACATCTTCTAAGGTGAAGAACGCTAACATTTCTTGGTAACTAATAGCACAAAAACCCCCAAAACCCCCTGACTGCCTTGTTTGATTTAAACGTAAGAAATACGTCCACGCAAATTGAGCAGCACTTGGAAGTAATGGAGGTTCTTCTGTAGCTTCTTGTAATATTTTTTGATGACCACCTATTGAAGCAAGGAAAGGGTTATCCTTAGCTGCCTCAATATGGTCATTTACAGTTGACCCATCAGATGTTTTCTGAGTGTGTTCAATCTGATACTTGCAATACTCAATACAGTCATCAAGAATATTGCTTAGATGAAATTTGCAGCATTGTCACTTTCTTCTAAGACTTGAGCACGAACCCAATCATGTTCTTGCATGATTCGTTTGATGTTCTCAGGAGTTGATTCCACAACTTTACCACCTTCTTCAAGACCTTTCCACGAGATAACACGCATACTTGCTGATTCAACTAATGTTGCTTCTGCTTCATCTAAGTCGATAGGCTGTTCACCTTTTCCTTTACGTTTATTACGCAATTCTTCCATTTGCATTTTATTGAATAAATCTTTACTGTATTTCTTCATCTTAGGTGATTGATTACCACGTACAGTAATGAAGAAATCTGTTGAAGCACCATCAGGTAACTTCACTTCAAATTCGTAACCAGCTTCAGCTTTTTCTGAAAGGTTGTTTAATTTAATATCAAAAGCCATGTTCTTTTCCTCAAAAAATAAAATAAATAAAATAGGTAAGGGGGCTTTCACCCCTTTGCTGTTATTAGTGTTAAGGTTGAATAACCTTAATATTAGTTAAAACTTAAATTCACTTTAAATCAAAGTAGAATCTTGAATCATTAATGTAGTTGCTTCAAAACCATTTGCACCATTACCTTTAAGGGCTTGGAATGAGTTAGAAGAAACGATACCTTTCTCACCGTCATCTTTAGTATCAGTAGATAATTTAAGACGTGGGATAGTGAAAGACATAAACTCTGAATTAGGTAAGCTGTTGGCTGTTAAAGCTACAACCAAACTAATTTCTGTTTCTTCATCAAAGTAACCAGCGAACGTACCGTCTTGATATAGAGTAGTGAAGTCACCATCTACAATGATACGACCTTCGTAGATTTCAGGTTTAATATTACTACCAACTACTGCTTCAGAAGTCATGTTACGGTTGATGTTGAAGTTAGCACCAGTTACAAGAGCAACAGGAGCACCATTAACAATCAAAGCACCATTTACTGCTGCAAAGATACCATTACTGTTTTGAGTAGATGGAGAGGTGAAGAACTGTGATGTGCCACGTTGCTTCAAATCTTGACCCATGAAACTAAGATCAACAGTTGTCAAACCAGTTGCAGGAAGTGCAATACCTACAGTGTTTACTTTGTTACCTACAGTTACTTCTGATTGACCAATATCCGCATACCATTCTTCAAATGTATATGAGTCGTCTGTATGACCTGTTGTAGGTGCATAAGTAGTTTTACCTGTCGCTGCAAATGCAGCGCCAGAAGCTACTGTTTCAGGGGTTAATTGAACGTTGTTTAAAGCTACTACTGTTGCTACGGTTGCTGTTAAAGCAATAACTAATAAGTTAGCACCATTGTTTGCTGTAGCGAAGCCTGTTAAGCGAATAACACTACCTACACGTACAGCATCAGTCAACCAACTACCCGTTGTACGAGTGATTGTATATGTACCACCTACTGATGCAATAGTTGTACTACCCAAAGCTGAAGGTGTTGCTGCTGTCCAGTTACGAGCTAAAGCAGAAGCTAAGAAATCTGCATAAGTTCCTGCACTAAGTTCACCTGAGATACTACCCTCTACAGAACGAACACCATGTCGGAAATCAACTAATTGATAATCTGTACGGATTTCTTCTGATTGATAAGTTTCTTTTGTTAAGTTAAAAGTAGACGATACTCGGCGAAGTGTTTGTCCACCAGTTGTAGGGGAAGGTAATGTACCAAAAGCAGTTTCTTTTTTATAAGATACTACTTTATTAATACCTGAAGCTGTTGCCATTATTTACTCCAAAAATTATTGCTAGTTGTGTAATTGTTAAAATTATTTTAAATTAGAGATTGAATTATTAATTGAATTGTTTGTTTAAAGAAAGGATTTAAGTTATTTAAACAAACTGTTCTGAATAGTATCTAATTCTTATTGTAATCTCTGCTCTATTGTCGTTGATATAGACAGGGGATATTTGTGGAGTCCTATCTACTATTATTTTATCCGAACCCTCAACTAATGTTGTTCCTCTTTTAAAATAATCTTGCACAAGTTCTGCCATTGTCGTGATATTACCAACCCCTGTTCCTTTTGGGTATGATAAGACAACTTGATAAAAACCTACTTCTCGGAAGTACCCATCACCTAATGTTGGGTTCTCAGGAGTTGTTGGTGCTAGCACAGAACGCTGATATGCAGTACCTACTGTTGGGGTAAATGTTACATTCTCAAAAGCTGTCTTAGATGCTCCCAACCCTGAAGGCATAGCTATCAACTTCTTTTCAAATGCAAGCCTAATATTCTTTTGTGACATCTAAAACCCTCACAGTTTACTTACCTTTTGTGCTACAGCTTCTAATATAGCTACTGCTGAACCAACGTTGTTCCCAACAACATGATAACCACCTTTAGCTTTCCATCCGTATTCAGGGTTATCGTCCCAACCTGCTTCAACATCTTCTGCATGTTCTACGTTATTCGTTACAAAAGCAGCATCTTCTAGGTTGTATAGTTTGCTCGTAGATATAGCACTGACAACCGCACCAGTTCCTTCCGCATTAGCTTCCCTAATAGCAGTGTTTGGTGTGTTGAAAGCAACTTGCCAAGAGTTCTTAAAGTCACCTACATCGTTAGCAATTAAACCTTGCTTTGATTGATAGTATGGTGCACCTAATGGAGATTCATCTACTAAGGTTGTAGCTATCTTTTCTAAAGATTCACCGACAAGCATTTTAGATTTAAGTTTAATCTTCTCTCTTAATGAAGCAATACCTTGACTACCTGTATACACTGCCATGTTGTACCTCTTTATTCGTTTAAACTGTTAGACCGTTAAACACTTACACAGAGTACACGCCACATACAAGCTTCACCAAAACCTTCGTATTTGCTAACACCTACAACCTCAACAGATTCATCTACACCTAAGAATATATCAGTAACTAAATCACCAACTTTAGGTCTTACAGGTAGGTCAGTTGCAGAGATAAGGAATACAGTTAGTTTCTTATCAACAAGGTTAGGAGATTTAACTTCTTTATACTTAGGTTCTGTCTCAAACATCTTGGTTGTATATAACGTACTTGTTGTTTCTACTGTTTGAGTTTCATGGTTATATGTTTCACTACCAATACTCTTATAAACTCGTGTCTTACCATGTTTATCAATCAAGCGTTTTGCACCTGTTTTGAAACGGTTAGATTGTAAATCCATATTCACTACCTTAAAGGTTGTTAGATTTTAAAAAGGTTTAAAAAGTATTAGGAAATCTCTTAAACACTTGTTGGTTTGTATTATTTGTACAAATAGCATCACCATCTGTAGGAATACCTGCATCTACATCTACAACCAAGTTATCGTATTTCTCTACGTTAGCTCGAATATCTGCTACGCTAATACCACCAGCATAAGGCATTGCACCATTGATAGCGAAACTAAAGTTAGGATCATTCAAATACATTTGTAATGTTTTATAATAGTTGTTAAACCAATCATTATCCCATGATTCAAGAACATCTGCTTTAGTGTGAGTTAGTTGAGATAAGATGAATAATACTGTCTTACCACAATCTAAACTTGCTCTACGAACATTGTTTTTATTCTTTTCTAAGTAGTAAGTAATTTCTTCATCAGAAAGCAGGTCATAGGCATTACCAATTAAACCCACGTTTAGTCTCACTTCTTGGACTAATGTTAATGCCATTATTATTCCCTTTGTTTTTAATTCTTATTATTTATAATTCTAATAGTGATGCAACCTCCTAAGAAGTTGCATTGTATTAAAACTTAATTAATGACCTTTTAAACTTCCATAGTATTCTATTTCTGCGTTTTCACGGGCTTTCACTGCATCTTCAAAAGCATCGTATGCACCAACATACACCCTTTTACCTTCATGACTAATTGTAACATACCATTTGTTCTTCTTCTTGTTCCAAGTCACTCCAGTCTTACCAGAAGTGTTCGTACATCTCATACGCTGATTATACGCTTGCGTGCTTGCATCAGCCCAACGACAATTCTCAGGAGAGTAGTCTCCGTTTACATTAATTCGGTCTAAACTTAAACCTGACTCGAAAGAGTCTTCCATATCGCTGAAAAAGTTCTTAATATCTAACCAACGTTCACAAACTCTGATACCTCTACCACCATAGTTAGTGTATTCTGGGTGGGTGTTGTTGTAGCATCTTGAAATCATACCACAGTGTCTATCAAACAAGCTCTTATTCTGAATAACCAAACCATGTTTTTGTCTACCCTCTTTACGAAGACATCCACAACTTTTCTGCAACTCCTTGTACACATTGTAGTACCTTAAAACAACCTCTTTGCCACAATCACACAAGAAAAGGACATACATCTCTGATTTATTCAGAACATGTTCTGGTGTTGGTACTTGCTTAATCGCAGTAAGTCTGTTTTTAACTAAACCTTGTGTAAACTCAAGTTTTGGTTTCTTTGTCATTAAATATCTCCTGTATAAAATGAGAAATATTAATACTAATGTAAACCGAAGTCAAGCTCCGATTTACACGATATTAATACTTTACAATATTAATTATACAGTAGCACCTTTGACAGCACGAACTACAGTGGCTGGTCTGCGGAGCAAATGGACGTGAGAGAACTCAAGTTCCATCTCTTCTTTTTCACCTTTAGGGTCGCCATACACCCATAAGTATTGGTTTTCACCTAGAGTGTGCGCCATATCAAGCTTGGCGCTTGGTGCAACATACGAAATGAAAGTATCTTGAGTGCCCATCGGAACAAAGTAGCACTCACCCACTGGTAGGAAGCGTTGACCGTTTACACTATCACGAATCTCACGGAACAAGCAACCAGCATATACAAACTCACGGTACAGGGTAGTATTACCACCAAGACGGTTACGTTGAGGCTCTTGTGTTGAAGTATAGAATTTGTATGCTTCTTTAACACCAGCTTGAGCAATCAAAGCAGAGAAGAACTCAGGAGAACATAGACCAACAACGCCTGTGTACGAATCACCTGAAAGTGAGTTATCTTGAATGTGTGCAATCACATCTTCAATTTTAGCGATAACATCAGTCGCAGCATTAGTTAAATCAAAAGCAACTTCTTTACGAGTAACACCAAAATCTGTATAGAAAGAGTTGTGAGCTACAGTGTTGTTTGGAGACCAAATCTTACCTTGTGTGATAGCATAGAACTTAGCATATTCTTCTGTCATTTGAGCAGAGCGTTTCATGCGAAGCATCTTACGTTCCATAACAGCAGCTTTGGTTTCTGCTGTATCGGCAGTACCATAAGCACGAATACCTTGTACATCTGCTTGTGTTAAGTAATCAATTACTTTGTGATAAGGTACACGGTAAGTATGAATTGCACGATTTTCATCTTGGTTTGCTAGTACACTACCACCACGATATACGTCACCAATTAATCCCAACGTACCAAAAGTCTGTTCAAAAGATACGGTGTCTGTTGCGATAGATTCAGTACGGAAGATACCTAAATCCGAAAGAGGTGTACGAACGTTTGGAATCATTGCCAATTCTTCTGTCCAATCCTGCACACCAAAGTTGTTTGCGAAATTACGAGTAATCATTATTTTTTCCTTTAAAATTATTATCAACTTGGTTATTAAATAGCAGTTAGGACTTTAATGCCTAAAGTTAACAACTTAGCTTTAACATCTGCAATAGCTAGAGTACCTAGTTTGATTCCAGCTTGTGATACACCAGCAGCTCCACGAGCTAGGACGATAACAGCCGTATCGGTTGTAGCAGCAGCATTTGTGTTTTGAACAACAATACCAGCAATATCAGCAGCAGTTGCTGGAACAGTACCGTCATCAGCAACTAAGTCACCGATAGCAAAATTTTTAGCTGTACCGTTGTATGTTAAAACGTCACGACAATGGCGAAACTCAGGGAATAGTTCATACTTAACTAAGTTAGAAAAACGTTGAGTGTCTGTTGCAATTTTCATTATATAATTCTCCGAGTTCTTATTGTTGTTGAGCAGCAGCTAGACGAGCTTGAAGTGCAGCAGCTACAGGGTTCGCTTGAGCGGCAGCTTTAGAAACCTTCTCACCACTTTCTTTAGAACCCATCTCTTTAAACATTTCTGATTCATCTACTTTAGCAGTAAGAGCTTTAACAACATCTACTACATCTTTAAACGCTTCAGCATCTAAGTCTTTAACAGCTTTAAATAGTTTTGCAGAAGCATCTACGTCAACTACAGCAGCGATTACCTCAGCTTCACGAGCTTTCTCAACAGCTTCTTTTTCTTTAGCTTTGAATAACTCGATTTCTTCTTTAGCTTTCTGAATATCAGCTAGAGCTTTTTGAAGTTCTACTTCTTTTGCATCATACTGAGCTTTTTCAATTGTTTCCATTTCATTTTCCTGTGTGTCGGCTTTAGAAGCCTTAGTTTGTTTAGGATTTACACCCTTTGTAGGCTTACCGCCACTTTCACCATCTAAGTCTTTCTTTACTTCTTGTAACTTGAAAGACTTTTCAATAAACTGTTGATCTTTCAAAAGACCTAAATACTGTTTTTCTGTAAGAGAGTTAATGAAATCTGCACTACCTTTAGCTAATGTAGCTGATTTAAGAATCTCAATTCCTTGTAGTTGATCTTCAATCCACTCTTTACGATCTTGACTGTTTGGGCGAGTAATTGGATCACCCCAGCTATCTACAGCACCGTGTTCCATTGCTTTCTCACGATACCATGACCAAAAGCTTTGAGTTGAGTATTCTTCACTTTCATCTTCACTTGGTTCATAACCAAACAAGGTAGCAAGCAACTCAGCATCTTCTCCCCAAACATAGAAGAACTTTTCTAAGAAATCAGGTAAAGATAATGTAACTTTAACTTGACTAGCTTTCTCAATGAACTCAGGAGAATATTTATTTGTAGCTTTCATAATCAGGGTAGAGTAACCCGAAGCTGCACCACCTTGATCTTTATGTACTAACGCTAAATGAGAACCTTCATTCTCAAAGTTAATGTCTGTAAGCTTTCTCTTAGCTTTACGTTGTTCAGTCATCGTTGTCCTCATCTAATAATTCTGCTTGCGCTACACCCCCGATGCTTACGCCAGTGTAATCGCCATTCTTAACACCTTCCCAAATGCTGTCATCGTTAAACTGTAATACAGCTAACCAACTTCCTGCTTTAATAATTGTTTCACCCATTTGCATATCAACAGGTGACGTATAACTCTCAACAATTGAGAACGCATTTGTATCAAATAAGTGCAATAGGTTTGCTTTACGACAGTGTATGTTGAAGTTATGACAAGCTTTACGAACTTCATTAGCGTCATATACATCCCCATGTAAATCAACTTCATCAGGAGAGAGTACAAGGAATGTTGCTTGTTTTAATTCTTCATTTGCTTGTTTAATAAT